TTACGGTTATAAAGATTACTATACCCAAGATATTTTGGATAAACCGTTCTTAGCATTCTCTAAAGGTTGTGTGTCCCAACCTGCTAATACATAGTAAGGAGATATTTTATTTATGATAAATCTATCTACTAATACTTTAACCCCTATACTTTTGATACCTTCAATCTCTGAGGGGTCATCGAATGCTATATACTTTCCGTTTTCATCTAGTGTTACTAAGAAGAAAGACCCTGCTCTATATCCCTTACCTAGAAACTCATTAGCCCAAGCCGCACCTGCTGATGAGCCGGATAATACTTTGTATTTAGATAAGTCCCTATCTATCTTTCCTTTCATACACAAATCTTTCGCTTCTGTTTTACCCCCCATTACAGAGTTAATCAAATCTGATATACGCGATGTGGTAGCATCCTCAGTTTCACGGTTTAATATACCCGTAATAGTATCAAGCATAGCCTCTTTCATTACTTTAGGCATCCTACTTTGCTTCATCTCAATACCTTTAACGTAAATGTTCGGTGTATGATACTCCCCATCTGTCCAAGTTACTTTACCCGTATATCTATTCTTGGCTACCATGATTAATCTAGGACACCACTTTTCAAACTCGGCTTCCATCGGGGCTATTCTTTCGTTAATTAACGGCAGTAATTCTAAACCTTTTTCGGGTGTAGGTATTTGACAGAACACGGAGTCTGTATGACCGTAGATGACATTAAACCCTACTCTTTGAGCCTCAACCATTAACTCACCTAAAGACGCTCTTGAGGTGTGCGTTATAGCGGCGGCTATTTCAGGGTGATACATTCCATATCTAGCATCTCCACAGACACCATACATAGAAGCAACTAAAGTTTTAGCGGCAAACTGCATACAGTCCCACTTTCTTTTCTTATCATCATCCGAGACAAGCATTTTCATCTTAAAGATATTTCTTAAATCTGTCATCTTATCCATTTGTCTTACAAGTAATCCTTTTTTATCTTGAGAAAACTTAGTGCCGTTCCCGCAGTCCACTCCTTCGGGGTCTAAACTATCCCAACTGATATTATACTTAGCGGCGTTACTATGATACATAGCCTTTATATCTAGGATTCCTACATTATCATATACTCCTGCCTCTACATCTAGTATTTCAGCACCCTCATAATCAACCTTAGCGAACTGTGGTTGTGTAGGTATGCGTCTATTGAAATCAGAATCAGTTAGAACTAATTGTGTAAACATCTTAGTGATGAATGGTGTCGAGCGAATATCGCACTGAACAATGTGTTGTAGGGACGTATAGTAATCCAAAGCATTGACTGCCTCATCTAGTTTAGGTAATAGTCTAACATCTTGTCTAGCGTAGTGTAAATACAAAGCCTTATCTTCCCACCAAGATTCATTATGACCTTTCTCTAATTGAATTTTCTGTTCACCTAATATTTCATAGGCTACATCATCTAGTTTGTAGGAAGGTAGTTTTCCGTTCTTTAACTCCCATAGTTTAGATACTGCAAGCATCAAGTCTATACAGTTCCTACCTACTATCGGTTGCGCCCAATCACCGAACTCATATCTAACCTTTCTCATAGGAGAAAGAGTTAACTCTGATAGGCCACAAGCCCTACATCTTTCCATTATCTGTTTTATATCAGCACCTACAACATACCAACCCGCTATAATATCGGGGTCTTGTCTTTTCATGTGCCGCAAAAAGTGAATGAGCATATCTCTTTCAGTAGCAAACCCCATAGCAGGTGTTTCATATTTGTATTCACCGTATTCTTTGTAAGCCTTACCCTGTCCGTCTTTAAGACCCTGCTCCGCAAGCGTCGGTTCTACAAACCATACATATTCTTTTTCGGTAAAACTATCGTAAACCACCATCACTCTCATATTGCCTGTGGTCGGAGACCACTCACAATCCATATACCATGTCCTATGATTATAGTTCTGTATCGGTTCATTACCATCGTTGATGTAATCACCTAACACCCTATTTGCGTAAGGTATATTCGCTTCCCATGTAGTGCCGTAATAAGATAATTGCTTAACATCATAGGGTGTAGCACAAATTATTTTCGTCAAATCTTCTCCGTATAATCCTTTGTAACCTTTTTCCTTTTTAACTGCTTCATCTATATACTCTGCATCTACATCTGAAACAAAAGCATAAGGCCAATATCCGGTGATAGTCTTTTCATATCTAGCGCCGTTTTTTTCTCGGCCTCTGATTATAATATCTCTACCTCTACCTCTCTCGATTATCATGCGACTACCCTATCTATTATCATGTGATTACAATTCTCACACTCATAAATATCGCCTTCACCTTCTACACTATCATAGAATAACCAAGAAAAAGTAGCGTTACATTTCTCGCAAACCATCATCGGGTGTTTTCTCTTTACCATAATCTATCTCTCCAACAACCACAGTTTCTATCATTATATGCACCACAGTGCAAACACTTCTGTCCCATATTATGAACTCCTGTGATTACGCTTATAAAGATTTCCTTTGACCTCTTGCTCTAGTAGTAATTTCGTGTTTGTTTAACCACGCATTGATAGCCATAGCAGTTACACCGCACATAGCACCTATCTCTGCCATAGTCTTACCATTGGCAACGTATTCATTACGCAACCATGCTTCTTCTCTATGAAGCCCTTTGTTAGACGAAGGATAAAATGCAACACTTACGTTGTATTCTTCTCCATCAATCTCAATCACTTTGCTGTTTTCACCTAATTCTATATCTGTCAATGTTATATTTACCATATTATCACACTCCAATGTTACTCATTTGGAATATGAAATCGCCATCGCCTAGCGTAATCAACATAGGATAACCCATGTTTACTTCTGTGAAATCCCACAAAGCAATACTCACTTCGCTGTTAAGATTTTGGAATATGTATTCTAAGCCACCGTTGTATGTGGCTGTTATCGGGTCTGCTTCACAAGCGTCTACATCTATCATCGTAGTAGTTTTACCCTTAAGTTCTTTACCCACGCCTATTGATAATTTACCTTCTTCATAGGAAACACTATATTGGTTAAACTTCTGACCGTTCATAGAATCACATCTAAGCGCTTCATACATAGTAGTGCTATCAAGTCCCTCTAACAGAACTAAAGGTTCTATTATAGAACCGTCATTCTTAGTATAGGTTTTACTTTCCGCGTCTATCTTTTTTACTATATCGTTAGACTTACTGTGCCATTGACCGATAGTTTCGGGTGTATGTGGGAAAGCCCTAGCATCCGTGTTACCCGTAATAGTAGTCTGTTTACTACCACTTTTAATAGTAATTTTATCCCCTTTATTAATCACGGTTAGAACACCACCATGATACTTGAGAACACCTAACAGATTATCTATATCAGTGATAGCGATACCTAAACCATTAGAGTTTACTGTTGTGCATGGTATTGATAAGTTTATCAAGGATGTAACACCATCCTTTACTAAAGAACGACAATACAATCTATGTTTTTCCGGTATTAGTAAAACCGAATGTATCTGTGAGATACTTTTACCGTCAATTGTTTGCTTTCTTTGTGCTAGTTTTAACAACCATATTAAAGAATTGCATTCGACTGTTATAGAAGGTGGCATATAATCACTCCGTCATAAATGGTAGACCATACCACTCTACTTTACCCGCCTTTATGCGTAATACATCGTGCGTCGTGCCAACCTTTTCTATGTTACTACCTTTCATTTCTTCAATAGTAGCCCGTATAACCCATTCGTTATCAGCAAGGCTTCTGTCTCCTTCAACACCTGCGGCGGGGTCTGCTTTCTTCATAAATCTACTCAAGAATACTTGCTGTGAGAACTTTCTCATTGTGCCTTTCTCCCATTCCGGCCTAAAGCCAACGGTCATCAAAACCTTTTTACCTGTTCCGTCATCCATATACTGTGATACAGCCTTTAGATGGAATGTGAAATACACCTTAGCCACATTTAAACTATGAAGCCTAGATAGAGTATTTCTATATAGACGGTTACGCTCTCTCCATTCTTTCTGATTGAATGTGCCATCCTCTGTTTCGATAATTCCCCTGTCTAATAATGAAGCACGCATAGCGTGTTCACACCATTTCAAGAATGTCGAACCGCCATCAAATATAATACCACCTATACTATCCGGTGCATCTTTTACTATATTAGCAAGAATGTTCACGTAGTATGACGTTTTATCTAGCAACGCTTTGTAATCGACATTATTCTCATCATCAAAGATAGAGTCATCTGTTTCATCGTGCAACGGTAGAACGATGATGTTATCTTGGTTCGGGTAGATATAATCTACTGTGGATTTTGCGGAGTTATCTACATCAAAAATGTATACCTTTTTACCTTCTTTAATCTCACTGTCAAGTAATGACAGTGCCAAACCCGTCTTAGCAGTATTCTCATGTCCTATAAAGGCCGCCCTATGTGTAACTGTTTTCATCGTGTTGTTTTCAAACAACCCTCTGTAATATGCTTCATCGAACCTTGTTGTAGGTTCTGTTGTTTTACTTTTAATCTCTGTCTTGGTCGGTGTTTTATCTCCCCATGTCATATATATCCCTCATTTGATTACGGTTATAAACCTTCTTATTCTCTAGGTGCTATGATAGCGGCATCGGTCATTAGAACCAATGCGGCAACAGACACGGCACTCTCTAAACTGTTGATAACTACGTTAACAGGGTCATAGACCCCATCATCTTTAGCCTTTCTCATTTCTCCGGTCTTACCACACATATAATACGCCTTACCGAGAGAAAACCTAGTGTTTTCCGCACCACTATTCGATACAATAGTAGTTATAGGTGTTAGCAAACCGTTTACAAACAGT